TTTAGTTGTAAGGCTGGGCACATGCTACTAGGGGTAGCGGGGGACACGGGGGTTAGGTTCTATGTGCATCACCCCTCAAATATATCTCCAAGAAATTCCTAAAATGCGGACATCTTCCAAAAGCTATGCCAAATATGTGCCTTCGGCATATGGTCGGCATTAGTCCGGTATAGGTCCGCTAACAATCTCTCTTGCGTTTAATTAACATCTTCTGCGTTTAATACAAAATAAAGGTGAGGCCCTTTGGGCCGAAGGATTACAATGGCCATTTCAGTAACACTAAACACAATTACCTCTGGATACAACGTATCCAAGATTAATGCCAACTTCACTGCAATCTCTTCTGCGTTGCAGGATGCGTTAAGCCGTACAGGTGTAACGCCTAACACAATGTCAGCAGACATTGATATGAATAATAACGATCTAATTAACGTTGCTTCCATTGATGCTGACAGTTACACTATCGGCGGAGCCACATTTGATTTGACAATTGCTAATGCTGCTGCTCTACAGACAACTGTACAAGGTTATGCTAATGCTGCTGCAGCTAGTGCTGCTGCTGCTGCAACGTGGAATCCAGTTAATTATTACACTAAGACACAATCTGACGCCAACTACTACAACAAGACTGTTACATATACAAAGACTGAAGCTGATGCTCTATTGGCGGCTAAAGCTGCAACAAGCACGACAATCTCTACAACCGGTCTTCTGACTGGTGGTGGGACGTTGGGAGCTAATAGAACATTTGATGTTCCTAAGTCGAGTAATGCTCAGGCCATAGCTGGTGTAGACGATACAACAGCCATGACCCCCCTACGTGTTAAAGATGCTCTTGGTACAATCACTTCCCTTAGTGTTGGTACAGCTGTAGCCACAACGTCAGGTACGGCAGTGGATTTCACTAGCATTCCCACTACAGCTAAACGTATTACGATTAGCTTGAATGAAGTGAGTTGGGCTACGTCAGGTAGTGGTTTGGTTCAGCTTGGCTCCACTACAATGCAAACCACTGGTTATAAATCCACTGGCACACGTTTCTATTATTCTGGTGGTACAGGTTCTGGCACAATTACCAGCACGGCTGGATTTGTTATTCAGGGGTTGGTGGCGGCTACAACTTTAACAGGACATATCATTCTCACTAAACATACGGGTAATACATGGACAGCCTCCTACAACATTGTAGATAGTTCTGGCACAGTTGACCCCAACCTTCAAGCTTTCATTGGTGGTGGTGTAGTTACACTGGCTGGTGCTATTGACCGACTTCGTGTAACATCTGTTGCTGCCAATACATTTGATGGTGGTTCAGTTAACATCATGTGGGAATGACAATGGAACGTATAGAATTTGATATCAAGACTGGAGAACAACGTGTTGTACAATTGACGCCAGAGGAAGAGGCTGCTGTTACAGCTTCCCCTGTTCAGCCAGTTGTATTCCCTGCCTTGACAAAGGTACAGTTTTGGTTAGCAGCCCTTAACGTTGGCATCACCAAGAGTGACGTGCTTGCGTTAATCAATCAAATCCCTGACAAGCCTACACGAGAACAAGCCACCATTATGTTGGAAGAAACTGTATTATATAAACGGAATGATCCGTTTGTATTGCAGTTCTCACAAATGATGGGGATTAGTTCTAGTCAGCTAGATCAGTTATGGATTGGAGCATCTACAATATGAAAATTGACAAGAGTGGGTTTAAGGATGTTATGGGGCGTGCTCTTACACAGTCCCTCTTCCTTGAACCAAATTACAATACAGACTTCGCATATTACACGCTGGAAGGCGAAGATAAAGTTTATAAGGGTAGGACATATCCATCCCTCAAGAAGCTCTACCTAGCTGCCTACGACCCCCTAGAATACGAATTCGCTAACACCTATCTTCTCGATTGGGATCATTGGGTGAAGATGCAGGGGAATGCAATTCTCAATCGTCATATCGAGAAATGGCGTGAAGAATTGGAATTGAAAATTCGTAGTGAGTCATTGCGTATGATTCTCGATCAGTCTGAAGATAACTATCAAGCAGCTAAGTTTCTAGCCGAACAGGGTTGGAAGAAAGCTGGTGTTGGTCGTCCTAAGAAGGAGAAAGTTGATAAGCAACTTGATGAGCATATAGCAAATGAATTTGCTAATGATGTTCTGAGAATGGAAGATTATAAGAAATGAATGAAGAAGCTTGGCTAAAAGAGGCTAAAAGGCGTTTAGAGCTTATGCCTAAAGAGGCACAAGATATTCGAGAACGAGCTAAACAGGATTTGAATTTCTTTGCTCGATTGGTTAATCCGGGCTATGTGTATGGTGAAATCCATCGAGAGATTTATCGGTGGATGCAGGATTATAATCTATTTGGATTTGGTGATGATCTAACATCGAATAAGCTTATCATGCTTCCCCGTGGTCACTTGAAATCTCATATGGTGGCTACGTGGGCAGCATGGATGATTACACGTCATCCAGAAATCACCATCCTATACATCTCAGCTACGGCTGAACTAGCAGAAACACAGTTGTTTGCTATTCAGAATATCCTTGGCTCTAACATCTATATGCGTTACTTCCCTGAGTATATTAATCCCCAAGAGGGGTTGAGAGAAAGGTGGAGTCAACGGAAGATGTCTGTAGACCACGAGGAACGCCGTAGACAGGGAATTCGTGATGCCACCATAGCTACAGCCGGTTTGACGACAAACACGACTGGGTGGCACGCTGACATTATTATTGCAGATGACTTGGTGGTGCCTGAAAATGCTTACACAGAAGACGGACGAGAGTCTGTGGTTAAAAAGGCTTCACAGTTTACATCTATTCGTAATGCTGGCGGCTTTACTATGGCCTGTGGAACTCGCTATTTCCCCACAGATATTTATCACACATGGAACAACCAGTCTTATGAGGTTTATGACAATGACGGTGTACTCATCGATAACAAGCCTGTTTGGGAAGTTAAAGAATATGCTGTCGAAGAAGATGGAATTTTCCTCTGGCCACGGGCAATCCGTAGTGACAATAAGGCTTTCGGATTTGATCGTGCTGTTCTGTCTCGCATCCGTGCTGAGTATTCTGACCAAGTTCAGTTCTACGCACAGTACTACAATAACCCTAATGAGTCTGGCAGCAATCGTATTAGTCGGTCAAATTTCCAGTATTATAATCCCAAGTTTCTTAGAAAAGAGGGTTCCAGTTGGTTTTACAAAGATAAGAGGCTTAACGTCTACGCAGCAGTTGACTTTGCGTATAGCTTTAATAAGCGTGCTGACTATACTGCCATCGTCGTTATTGGTATCAACTCTGATAGCGATGTTTATGTGCTAGACATTGACCGGTTTAAAACCAACAAGACTGTAGACTATTTCGAGCATATCTCCCAATTACATTCCAAATGGAGTTTTAAGAAGCTTCAGGCGGAAGTGACCGCTGCTCAAACAGTTATTGTTGAAGCAATCAAAGACCATGTTAAGAAAGCTGGTATGGCTATCTCAATTGTTGAATATCGCCCTTCACGCGTTGAAGGCTCAAAGGAAGAGCGTATTGCTGCTGCTTTGGAACATCGATATGAAAACCAACAGATGTGGCATTTCGAAGGTGGATGGACTAATGTTCTTGAAGAAGAGTTGGTTCTAGCTCGCCCTCCTCATGACGATATTAAGGACGCTTTGGCGTCAGCAGTTACAATTGCTGTAAAACCAGCAGTGTCTAATATAAGCAAGATAACAGATTTTCTAACAGCCTCTTCTTCTCGTAGTCGATTTGGCGGAGTGTAAATATGAATTCAGATAAAGTTGTAGAACTTAAAACTAATCTAATGCAACAGGGGGAAGCTAAATGGATTGCCAATCTCTGGACGACATGGAATAACCAGCGTCAAACTAAAATGGCTGAATGGCGGGAGCTTAAGAAGTTTATCTTTGCAACAGATACAACTAAAACAGCTAACCATGTCCTTCCTTGGTCTAATACAACCACTACACCAAAGCTCTGTCAAATTCGTGACAATCTCCATTCCAACTACATCTCTGCCATTTTCCCTAACGACAAATGGCTGACATGGAATGCTTATTCCAAAGATTCTGCTGTACGTGAGAAGTCTAAGATCATTACAGCCTATATGGAAAATAAAGCCCGTGAAGGGGGTTTGCGTGAGAAGATCAGTCGTCTGCTACTAGACTACATCGATTACGGCAATTGCTTTGCTATGGCCTCCTTTGAGTCAAGGTATACACTTAAAGATGGACAAGCTTATATTCCCGATTACATCGGCCCTACATGTGAACGAATTAGCCCTGAGGACATTGTATTCAACCCTCTCGCCTCTAATTTCAAAAACACACCAAAGATTATCCGTAGCATTAAAACGCTAGGTGAATTGAAGAAGCTTGCACAAACACATCCAGACTATGCGTTTTGGGAAGATGTAGTGACACGTCGTCTTAGTTTGCAAACTAATTATGGTGGGACTAAGGCTGAGGATTGGGGTAAGGCTAGCCAATATTCTATTGATGGCTTTGGTAATCTTCATGAGTATTACATGTCCAACTATGTTGAAGTGTTGGAGTTCTATGGTGATACGCACAATCCTGAAACTGGGGAACTTAAAACCAACCGAATGATTACAGTGGTCGATCGGTCTATTGTAGCTCGTGATATTGAAATCTCAACATACAGTGGTCGTGCCCCCATCTATCACGTAGGTTGGCGCCTTCGTCCTGATAACCTATGGGCAATGGGTCCATTGGACAATCTTGTTGGTATGCAGTATCGTATTGACCATTTGGAAAATATGAAAGCTGACGCAATGGATTTGCTTGTCATTCCTCCTTTGAAGATTAAGGGAGAGGTGGAAGCATTTGAATGGCGTCCGGGTGCTGAAATCCATGTGGATGAAAATGGTGATATTGGTGAAGTGCTGAAGAACCTCGGTGGTGTCATTCAGGCAGACAACCAGATTGAAGCCCTTGAAGCTAAGATGGAAATGTATGCTGGTGCTCCTCGTGAAGCTATGGGTATTCGTACACCGGGTGAAAAAACTGCTCTTGAAGTGCAGACGCTGAACAGTGCTGCTGGTCGTATCTTCCAAGAAAAGACCACCAACTTTGAAGTGACATTCCTTGAACCATTGCTTAATGGCATGTTGGAACAAGCTCGTCGAAATATGGACGAAACAGATATCGTTCGTGTTATCGACACTGATCTCGGTGTTACACAGTTTAAAACCATCACTGTAGATGATTTGACAGCTAAGGGCATTCTAAGGCCCGTAGGAGCGCGTCACTTCTCTCAGCAGGCCCAAGACCTTCAGAACCTCGTAGGCGTAGCCAACAGCCCTCTGTGGGAGCTTGTAAAGCCTCATACGTCTGGTAAGGCTATCATGCGTTTCATTGAGGACATTGTATCGTTGAATGGTTATGATATGTTCCGTGACAACGTAGGTATTATGGAGCAAAAGGAAAGCCAACAGCTTATCCAGCAGGCTTCCGAAAACCTACAGGTTGAGGCAGGAACGCCGGGTATTGAAAGTATTCCTAAGATGTCTCCCGAACAGGCAGTTGCTCAAGGACAAGGTGGAGGTATTTTTGAAAACATCCCTGCTTAAAGGGCTTAATGAAAAAGATAAAGAAGAAATGAAGGGGTTGTTTATTCAATCCCTCCGTCTTCGTAATCAAATCATTAAAACGCTCGAAGAAAAGATTAGAGTTATTGACGCTGAAAGCGTCTCTAAAGAGGGGTATGAAAGCCCTTCTTGGGCGTATAAACAGGCTGATATTGTGGGCTACAAAAGAGCCTTAAAAGAAATTATCAGTTTAATTGAAAATTAATTTGTAACAATTCCCTAATATTATTAGTATATATAGGGAGTCCCTTTTAGATATATTATAAGTTATATTAATTCTTCTTGCGTTTAGTATATACTAAGGGATATATAATAGGAAATTACATGTCTGACCAAGACCCATTTGTAAGTGAACAAGCCCCCAATCCTGATCCTGTAGCAACCCTGCTAATGGGGATTAAGAATGAACAAGGCGAACAGAAATATAAAACTGTAGAAGATGCTGTTAAAGCTCTCGCTGCTTCACAGGCACATATCAAGACCCTCGAACAAGAGCGTGAAGCTCAAAGGGTAGAAGCCGAAAAACTCCGTGAAGTAGCTAAGAAGGTGGAAAGCATCGACGAAGTTATTCAAAAACTAACTGCTAATAGCGAACGAAGTGTTACCGAGAAGGAGACCCCTTCTGTCGGGGGTCTGAGTGCGGATGCAGTTGCTGAAATTGTTAAGCGTGAACTGGCAACGAAGGAGTCGAACCTTCAAGCACAGACTAACGCTCAAATAGTTCAAAAAGCTCTAACAGATAAGTTTGGAGACAAGACCAAAGAGATGGTGGCTAAGAAAGCTGCCGAGATCGGTTCTTCCCCTGAACAGCTTGGTAAGCTAGCGATTGAAAACCCAAGCCTAGTTCTTGCTCTTTTCAACACGGCTCCTAAACAGTCTGTGCAACCAACCACACCTAGCGTCAACATTCCTCCTGTGAATGGACAGCCACAATTAGAGAAGCCAGTTAAATCGTTGCTTCTTGGTGCGTCCTCAAAGGATCAACTTGAATACATGCAAAAGATTAAAGAACATGTGTACAAGCTATATGACGTAACAACCTAATCAGTAGGATTAAATAATGCAACTTACTTCTAATACACAGTCGTTTATTGAAGCAGAACAGTATTCTCAGTTCATTTTGATGAACTTGCATGATGGTATGCTTCCAGAAACGTTTTATCGTAACGTAGCCGATTTTGGCAATGGTACGACCCTCCACATTAAAACCGTAGGTTCGGTCACTCTTCAGGAAGCTTCTGAAGACCAGCCTCTGATCTACTCGCCAATCGAAACAGGTGAAATCACCTTCTCGATGACAGACTACAAGGGCGACGCTTGGTACGTCACTGACGACCTCCGCGAAGATGGTACAAACATTGACCGTCTGCTTGCTGAACGTGCATCTGAGTCCACTCGTGCAATTCAGGAAACCTTTGAAACCGCACTTCTCCGTACCGCTGCTTCCGTCTATGACGGCACTCCTGGTCCGTACTTGATTAACGGCTTCGCCCATAAGATCGTCTCAGCTGCTGCCAACGGCATCTTCCAGCTGTCCCATCTGATCCGTATGCGTCTAGCATTTGACAAGGCTAACGTCCCTGCTGAGGGCCGCATCTTCATCTGTGATCCAGTTGTTGAAGCAACACTCAACGGTCTCGTAACCATCACTTCTACTGTAACGCCATTTGCAGCTTCCATCCTTGAAAAGGGTATGGCTCGTGGACAACGTTTCATCATGAATCTGTATGGTTGGGATATCATCACTTCTAACCGTCTGTACTCACCAGCTTCTGCAAACGATGGCACGACCACTCTCGCCAATGCAATTGCTAACCTGTTCATGTGCATCTCGGACGACCAGACTAAGCCTATCATGGCTGCTTGGCGTCGCCAGCCTAAGGCTGAGGGTGAACGTAATAAGGATAAGGCTCGTGATGAGTTTGTTGTCCGTTGCCGTTGGGGTTCGGGCGTACAGCGTATGGACACACTCGGTGTTCTTTACACCCACGCTTCTAACATTGCCTAATAAGGAATAATCTTAATGGTAGCAACTAAATACGAAATTTCCAAGTTTGGTAATGGTGGTGCAAACGTAGTTCGTAACGTCCATAACAACTTTGGTCCTCGCAATACAGGTCAGACTGTTGGCCTGTTTGAGAATGATGGTGGTCAGGAAGAATTGGTCTTCTACATCACTGGCGATCAGCTTAACCGTGCAGCTACGAATGATGAGTTTCTCGTCGTTCCTAACATTCCAGCCGGTTCTACGATTAACGGTGCTTATGCCCGTACTCGTGAAGTGTTCGTCATGGGTGGTACATCACCTACGATCCGTATCGGTACTGATACGTCTGAAGCCACTAACGGCCTTGTAATTACACAGGCTCAGGCACAGGCTCTTGGTACATACAACCTCACTTCCACAATCGTTGGTACGTGGGCTGCCCCATTGGCTGCTGCTACGGCAGTAGGTACATCCCTTGGTGGTACGTCCCCTACA